AACGTGGTAACTATTGGTTACATAGTTTCTATCTGTAATACCAGGAATTGTTCCAAATCTACGCTGTAAGCACTTAGCGAACTTTTCAGTGGTATTTTCAATAGGTGTTCCATATACAGAATAATCTATCTTTTCTACCTGTTTCCAATCACGGCACTTGTCATTAAGAACCTGCATAATCTTCTTACCAAGTTCCATACCTTCTTCGTCAGTAATGGACTTGTTAATAAGGACCTTTACAGTTTCATACAAACCAGCATATCCAAGAGAAATAGTTGAATAACCATTATAAAGAAGTTTATCAATAGTTTCTCCCTTCTTCAAACGAGCGAAAGCACCATTCTGCCAAAGAATTGGAGCTACATCTGACTTAACACCACGCAAGTGTTCGTGACGAAGTCTCAATGCTCTGTGGCACAATTCAAGACGCTGTTCAAGAATATACCAGAACTTTTCCAAATCACCCTTAGCTGATAAAGCAACATCTGGCAAGTTAATGGTTACAACACCTTGGTTGAAACGGCCATAATACTTTGGTTTCTTAGTCTTAGGGTCACGATATGGAGTCAAGAATGAACGGCAACCCATACAAGGATAGCAATCGCCTTCTTCACCTTTCTTACTGACCTTGAGCTTCTTCATAACCTTTTCAGAAATATAGTCAGGAACCATTCTCTTTGTTGTACATTCAGCTGCTAGCTTGGTGAGATAATAATACTTGTCACCTTCCTTTGTATTATCATCTTCAAGTACATACAAAAGTTTTGGGAATGGGTTAGCATAATACTGACCATTTTCATTCTTTACGCCTTTAATTCTCTGTTGAAGAATTTCTTCAATAACCAAAGCCAAATTGTCTTTTTCTTCTTCGTTTTCAGCTTCATTCAAATACAAAGCGACAGAAACGAATGGAGTCTGACCATTAGTTGTTTGAAGAGTAAGGATTTGATATTGAAGGGTCTGAACACCTTTCTTAATATCATCTACCAACAATTCTTCAATTTGTTCAGCATTCATAGTAGGATATTTCTTCTTGAAATATTCTCTTGTTGGCTTAATAAATTTAGACAAGTGAGAAGCTGTAATGGTTTGACCACCATACTGTGATGAAGCAACTTGTGCTACAATCTGTGAAGCAATATTACAAGCTGTTGAGAAAGTATGTGGTGTATCAATCTGTGTACCAGAAATAATTGTACCATTCTGAAGCATATCATCCAAATTAATTAAGCAACAGTTATGGATAGGCATAGCAAAGTAGTCCATATCGTGAAAGTGGATAATACCTTCTTTATGAGCATCATAAATGTCTGAAGGGATTAAATAACGCTGAGAAATATCTTTAGAAACTTCACCAGCCATATAATCTCTCATAGTGCTTACGATATTTGGATTTTTATTAGCATTTTCTTGCTGAATATCTTCGTTATCACCATTTAGAAGCGATAGAACTCTATCATCAATAGTATTCTTTCGTTCTTCAAGTGCTTTTTGATAACGGAATGTGATATATTCTGTTGCTACTTCATATTTACCAGCCTTCATAATTGAAGTCTCAACCATCTTTTGAATATCTTTATATCCAATTGCTACGGGTGAGACTTTGCAATCATCTTCAATGTTTTTAGCAATATCTTTAATTTCCTGAATAGTTAGTCTTTCATCAAGTCTAACTTTTTCATTAGCACGGGAAATTGCTTCAACAATGTTTTGTTTATTGAATGTAACTTCAGAACCATTACGCTTTCGTATTTTCATCATAACCTCTTTTTTGCATACTAATCATAAATTCACTTCATTGTATTATATTGTCATTAGGGTTTTATATTTATGAAATCACAGTGTTCAAATTTAGTTAAATTCATTTGAAAAAAGACTATGCTTCATTTTTTATATGACCTATAAAACTTTATAAAAAAGAGGGACCGAAAGAACCCGAAAGTCCTTTCAGTCCCTTTAAGGACTGGTTAATGATTAAACATCATCACCAAAGAATGCAGCTGCACGATTTACATAATCGTCTTCATAGCTTGGCTTCTTTGGAGGTTCAGTCTGTGATGGTTCAGTCTTTGCAGGTTCAACTGGTTCCTGTGGCTGTCCCTGTGGCTTAACTTCAGCATCTGGAGCTGTACGAGTACGAATTGCGTCACGGTTCTGACGAACAACATCACGGTTCAATACTGGGCGACGGATTGGTTCACCATCACGGGTAGCAACTCTACGAACTGGACGGTCATTACCTTCATCGTCAGCAGCAGTTGGAGCTGGGCGCTGAGCAGCACGAACATCAGAAAGCTTACGAACATCAAAGCCGGCATCTTGTGCTACCTTCTTTGCCATATCCAAGCGTGAAAGCTTACGAACTTCATATCCAGCATCTTCCATAGCCTTTCTAGCAGCGTCAAGGTCAATTTCCTGACGAACTGGTTTACGCTGTGGAACATAATCTTCATCGTCTTCATCACGATAGACAGGACGAGAAGCTGGCTTTCTCTTTGGAATGTAATCATCATCGTCATCTGCACTGGTTCTTAGTGTTCTAAAGCGTGGCTTTGGTTCATCATCTTCTTCACGATAAACTGGACGAGTTGGACGAGCTACAGGCTTACGAACTGGTTCTTCAACATCATCATCTTCATAATTTGTTGTACGAGCCATTGGCTTAGCTGGCTTACGAACTGGTTCATCATCGTAATCTTCAACTTCGTCACGGAATCTACGAGAAGGAGCTGGACGAGAAGAACGATAATCTTCTCTTTCTTGCTGACGCTGACGGAAACGGTTCAAATCTCTTTCATCATCTTCTCTTGGTGGAAGAACTGTATAACCATTTCTTTCAGCGGTTCTACGTGCAATTCTTATTTCATCTCTATCAATCATATTATTTCACCTCACATTAATGTGTAAATTAAATTTAGTAATTTATGTATAATAAAAAAACTTGTCTGTATTTTTTGTGTTGATGCTTAAACTTAATGCAATATAAGCCACTACTTTTGCAAGTGTGGCTTTTTATTTATAAAAAAATGACTTAGGAAATTAAATCTGTGTCTGTAATATCTACTAATTCAGCTTTATCACCGAACCATTCTGCAACAGCTTGTTTCGCAAGTTTAGAGTCAGTAATATAGAGTGTATTACCTTTTAAGGTAACATCTAATATACTATCCCAACCACCTTCTTTACAGAATAGATATTCCTGTTCAATGGCTTCGTCTTCACTATCAAAGGTTACAACCCAAACCTTAGGTGCTTCTACAGCATTTTCAGTTATGTTAGTTGCGAAACTTCTATCTTTTAGACAGCCGTTGTAATTCATACGAACATAATTTACAACAGACTCAGCTGCCATAAACCAAGATGGTTCTCCATTATCATATTCTTGTTTCAAGAAGGTCTTAATGTAGTTACCAAGGTCTTTTACTTTGTTTATATCTACTCTTTTATCAATGTATTTAAAAGCATTTAGTTTCCACTCATCAAAGGTTTCACCATCAGTCAAATTGTCATCTTTAGTGGCTTCGGTTATATCAGGTTCTTCATAGTTTTCGTTATCATCTACCAATTCAGGAAGAGTTTTACCATATTCTTTTTCAAAATCTTCATAACCATTTTCAGGTGTAAGACCATCATCTTCGTTTTTAAGAGTAAATGTTTCATCAAATTTGCTTGCTATATCAGCAGCAGTGGCATTGACTTCAGCATTGTTATTATATGCTTCTTGAAGTTCTTCGTAGAAATAAAGGTCTGCGTTTTTATAACGGTCGCCCAATTTAACCAAAGCGTCTCTTACTTCTTCAGCATATTGTTCAAACGAAAAACCGCTTTCAACAAGATATTCTCTAAATGTACTCATTGTATTCTCCAATTAAAGGGTCTTAAACCAATCCTTGAAAGCATCACGAATTTCTTTTGAACCCTTGCGGTCAATTCTCTTATTGAATACTTCAGTAGCAGCAATAATTTCTTGTGCCTTTTGTGGTGAAGTTACTTGAATATCTCCAACCATTTCATCAGCATTACTGGTTACACCATTTTCAGTACTTTGTTCAACATACAAACCAAGTGACTCATTCAAGACCCAGTTTGTTGTTTGCTGAACAGACTCATAGATAGCATCTGTATAAGCAGCTTGAGCAGAAGGCATATAAACAGCGTCAATAGTAATCATATGATAGTCATCTGCAACGATGTTACCTTCCAAAAGGTTACCAGTACCACGGGAAGAAACACCCATCTTACAACCACCTTCAAGCAACGCCTGAAGTTCCTTACCATTACGAGTATCAAGAACTAAAGCCTTACCCATAGCAAGTTTGCCATCCATATCAAGTTGTGTAATACGGATAGCAGATTCTTTACTCTTGATTTCAGCATAATCTGGGTGGTCAAGTTCGCCCAATGCTTCTCTATTTTCAATTAATTTGTTGAAAAGTTTAACTTCTCTTTCAATTAACTTCAATGGATAAATTCTTCCATTACGGTTTCTATCTTCGGCTTGTAAGAATGGACCTGAGATATACATGTGCTGTTTCTTGACATTACCACAAGCCTCTTCAATGAGTTCGTGGGCTACTTCAGCACTACATTTTTCATTAAATAACTTTTTGTATTCCATTTTATTAAACTCCATAGATTTCTATATGTTATTTATAACTTTTCAGCTATTTTGTAAACAAAAATTTACATCAGACCCATTGACAAAATGTTACAATTTTGCTATAAATATATTGTATAGTTGTTTTAAGTGAAAAGTGGAGGACTGACATGGATGCTAGAAATAAAGACGAAATGAAGTCCTATATGGACTCACAAATTGACGAAATAAACAAACATAAGTGGATTGAGAGTGAAAAGGCTTGCCACGATCTGGGCGAAACTGCGGTTATTGATTGGATTGTACATCACGCTGCAGACTTCCGCAGAGAGTGGGAAGAAAAACACAAGACTGAGTTATCGGGGAATGATTAAATCATTCCTTTTATTTTTTCTTTGGTTGATAAGTTAATCCTAGTTCTTCTTCACTAACAACTTTAAAATTATATCCATATCGTCTGCACCAAGCACGGGCCTGTTGCCATTTATCGTGATTTTTCTTCAAAACATTACAAACTTCTTGCCAGGCTGCTATTCTCTTTTCCGTCAATTTCTTCTTTTTATTTAATTCTGGAAAAATGATTTGACCATTTTCATTAAGTTTTGGAATTTGTGATTTTGGCTTGACTTCAATAAGCCATTTTTTAATTTCACCGTTTCTATCTTTACAGACAAACACAAAATCTGTTACATATCTATGTTGTTTGCCATCAACTGAAGAAATGTAAGGAATTTCAATAATTTCACTTCCCCATTCCAGTATATTTTCGTTTAAATCACACCAATTACAGAATATTTTTTCCCAACTGGACCTAAAAGTAATTGGCTGTGCTGGTCCTCGTTTTCCATTGTAGTTTAAGCACTTTTCTGGGTTTTTAGGAACGAAATGTGCTTTAAGATAATTGTTATTAAACATACTCATAATTAAATTTCCTCAAATCCGGCTTCAATTTTGAAGATTACATCATCAATTTCCTGAATAGCCTTCTTTTCCCATTTATCACTTGCGAATTTGTAAAGTTCTTCATATTGTTCCTTGTCTACTGAACCATCAAGACATATTTCAAGAATATCTTTTGGAACTTCGCATAAATGATAATAAGCAATTAACAAAACAAAAACTTTTACATAATCCAGTTCAAATACATCTTCTTTAATTGAACGCTTCAATAAATTTTCATTTTGAAAAATGTAAAATAAATTGTAATATAGTTCTTCTAATTCACTCATAAATCACCTTTTAAATAAACAAAAAGAGTGAGGGTATTTCACCTCACTCTTATTTATTTTGTATTGAATTGTATTAGACTTCTTCGGTTGTAACACCAGTGTTACGGTCAATAGTAATCTTAACATCAATAAATTCAATAGCTTCGGCAGGAACTACACGAATATTGACATTCATAATGTGTGGGTCTTCACCATCTTGTGTTACAGAAAGACTATATTCAATCAAACCTTCAGCAGCTTGTACACGGGACAAGAATGCATCAATTGAGTTCTTAGCAGCACTACGAGTATTTGGAGTGTTCTGTTGGAACAAGTAAGGAACCATCATATTTTCAAGTTGCTTTTCAATGTAGTTCAAACATCTACGAACATTAATTCTGTTCAAAGCAGATTCCTTCTTGAGGGCAGTCTTTTGACCCCAAAGAACTTCACCAAATCCACCGCATTGACGAGAAGTGTTTACATTGTTATCATAAAGTTGTCCGATTTCATCGTCAGTTAAACGAGATAACTGACCAGTTGTGTATGTAATACCACCACGAGCAACACCGGCAGGTGCCATCCAAGGATATGAGAACATATCACAGTAAGCCATAGCACAAGCACCAGCTACAGACTTAGGCAAATAAATCCAAGAACCAAGAGTAGCATTATAGTACTTGTCATAACCACCATAAGGTGCTACATAAGTACCGTTTGGGAAAGCAAACATCTTGGCTTCACCAAGTTGTCTCTTCACGGTCTTAGCTTCCTTAGAGGTTACCTGTACAACAGCAAGGTCAATCTTTCTAGCACTTGCAATTTCTGCAATTTTGCGTTGAAGAGCAGCATAACGCTGGCGACCATTGAAGGTATCTACAGCTTCTACGTTGAACAAGATATCAAAAT